ACAAACCGCATGTTCGACGCCGACGACCAGACCCCGGCCTTGAGTTCTTCGGGAGGAAGATCAAGGTTGGTTCCCTGCCCAGCGTCTGAAATCTGAACGATTGCCATTGATGGCCGTCCTTATTCAAACCACACGACCCGGCAGAAACCAGAGCCACCGGCCCCGCCCCCGCCAACGTTATTTCCTGCACCACCGCCACCGCCACCAGTATTTGCAGTACCGGCCTGACCCGCAGCGTTATTCAACCCACCATCACCACCTCCAGAAGCGCCCCGCCCCGTGCGTGTGTCAGTAGACCCGTTCGCCCCACCACCGCCGCCGCCGCCGAAGCCGTCCACCCCCACACCACCACGGCCGCACACAAGCCCGTACGCAGCCGTTTCCGAGAATGTACCCGCTGCGCCTTTCGACCCCTTACCACCCTGCGCTGGGACTTGATCTCCGAAAAGTGGGAAAACGCCCATCCCACCCATCCCGCCACCGCCGCCACCGCCGCGATTGGTTCCGCCCTCGCTAGTCCCGCCACCGCCACCACAGGCACCATCTCCACCAATTTGCGCGGACGCGGCTCCATTGCCTCCAGCCCCGCCTCCAACAACCGTAAGTGACCCGAATGATGTGCTTCCGCCAACGGTATTCGCCGCCCCGCCTGCGCCGATGGTGACTGTCTGCGCGGTCAACGCTGTGGCTATGGCATAACGCACCTCACCACCGCCTCCGCCTCCGCCCGCTGAGTTTGCTGTAGCGTTTCCCCCACCGCCACCGCCACCGACAAGCAGAACAAGACAATTTCCCCCGGCGGCGACAAGGGCTGCAGACGGTGTGAAAGTGCCAGAGGAGGTGAATTCCTGATAGCGCAGCTTGCCGCCGCCGCCCGCACTGATGAAGTCGCTCAGATTGCTCATGTTTTGTCCTTAGCCCAGAACCCAGCCGCGCGTCGCGTCTGCGTACACCAGCCAAAAATAGGGATAGCCCGTGTTCAGCGTCAGGTCTTGCGCCAGGCCCATGATGTTTTCGCCGCCGCGACCAATGACACACGTTCCAGACCCGGATGCGTCGTGTACAAACACGCAGTCACCAGCCGCAGGGGTTGCAGGCAGCGTCAGAGTGAGCGAAGCCGTCAGTAGGTAGGCAGTGCCATTGCTTGCCGTGGTGTTGGTGCTGATGACTTGCGGCGAGCCATAAATAGACCCCCACGAAGCCGAAGTGCCATCGGTTCGCACGGTGCGCCCTGCGTTGCCGGTCTGGCCTGGAAGCGCCGAGGAGAATGCCGTGCTCCCCACAAAAGCCGTGCTGGCTGCTTTGCTGCTGGAGTCGCCTGCCGTCGCAGTTGGAACCGTAGGAGTTGCCCCGGTGAAGTCATGCGCCCCGGTGTAGGTGTCGCCTGCTTTCGTTGCCTTTGTGTTGATCTGCGCCTGAATGCCCGAGGTCACGCCAACAACGTAATTGAGTTCGGTTGTCGTGGCAGTCATCGCCGCTGTTCCGAAGTTCGGGAACTGCGTTTTCAGGACGGTTTTGACCAGGCGCAGGTGGTTGTCGCCTTCTCTTTTCTTGTCGCCAGGCAGCGGCAATGTTGCGTCAAGCTGGCTTATGTAGCTTGCGGATTCGACTGTCATGTGCGTCTTTTCATTCGTAGCGTTGATCCGCTGATGCGGGCGGCTGTGTCCTGGCTTTGCAAGGAATTGATGGCGCTGGCGTAGTCAGACGCAACACGAACCCCAAGAACGTCATCGCGTGCCCAGCGGGCGTACTCAACAAGCATGGACGACAGATAGACGTTCGGCGCATTCGTCATCAGCCAATTGGTATCCGTGTCCAGCACGGGCGAATCCAGGCGCTTGTAGAACGTCAGGTCCACCGGGAAACCTTGGTCGCGCGAGAGCACCAGCGTTTGGCCGTCCCATGCGTAGGCTTGAAATTCGTTGGGCATCGCCGCCAATGGGCGGGCAGCTAGGTCAATCTCTGGCGATCCGTTTTTGGAAACCTTGATGGCCTCCAGATAGCCCACTGGCTGCGCGCCGGTTGCCATCGTTTCAAATGCCCGCATCGCAGCAATGCGCAGCTTTGGAGAGTTCAGTTCACCGAAGTAAATGCGCTGCTCTGCATTCGCCAGAAACGTGGCGAACATCGGCGCCAGGTCGGTGCGATGGGCATACGCCGCCACCGCTGCCTTGAGTTCGCCCCAGTTCATTTTAGAAAGGCGTCATACGCCAGGAATGCGGGGTTTGCACGAAAGAAAGCGCGCATGGCCTTCTCTCGCTCTTTGTCGTCTTTGATGGGTTCAATCTCGCGCAGCGCCCAGGGCGGAATCACACCAACCTCTCGGCCCTCGCCCCATGTCTTGCCCTCGTTGCGTGCGCGCATTTCAGCCGCACGCTGCAAATAGGGCTTTGCGTCGTAGACCTTCTGCACCGTCACCTGATCGCCTTCAAACCGGTAGATCGTGCGGATGCCGGTGTCTTTGTTCACGCCTTCATCAATTTGGAAGTGTCCAAAGTCCATGCAATTTCTCCAATGAAAAAGGCCCCCGAAGGGGCCTTGTGTTGACGTTGGAGCGATTAGCCGCCGCTGAGATCGCTAATTTTGAAGCAAGTTTTTTCCGCCTCAAGGCGCAGCGTCGCATCCACCAGAATCTGCTCGCGCTCATAGTCGCCAGACTTGCCGAGCTTGGTGCTTTGGAATGGGCGAAGGTAGGCGATCTTGATCTCGGAGAGGTCAAGGCCGTACACGTTCGTGCTGCCTGCCATCATGTAGTGTGGTACATGGGTCAAGGCGCCGAAGTCAGACACGAACACATCAGCGCCGCCGATGATGGCGCCCTGGTTCGTGCCCTTCACTTCGAAACGATTGGCGGCAATGCCGGTGAAGCCGGACGCAACGGCCTTGTGCGCTGGCGAGAAATACACCGACTTGGGCACCTTGCCCGCAGAGATGTAGGTCGCCTGTACAGCGGCTTTGTAGAGCACATCCGTCAGGGCGCGCGGCGTGCCAGGGGTAGGCGCCACCGTTGCAACGCCAGAGGTATGCGCCACCGTCGAGCCACCAGCGCCGTGGCTGGTGTTGGTGTAGATCATCGGGCCAAGGCCGGTAGCCTTTGCTGCGGCGGCGCCAGAACCGAGCACGCCGACGTTATTGGACACGACCATCTTTTCGATGTCGCGCTGCAACTCTTTGTACATCTTGGCCTTTTGATAGGCCATTTCAGACTTCTTGCCAGCTTTGTCCACAACCTCGGCACGGCCCGAAATCGACACCGTGTCCTGGAAGATTTGGCAGTAGTTGCCAATGCGGTTGGGCGGCGTCTTGGTCGATACGGACGCGTCGTCGCCGTCAATAGCCGCATTGTCCGCATTGGGCGCGCGCAGTGCATCGCGGCTCCACTCATGCAGGGTCTGCGTTGCTTTGGCGCGGCCAGCGCTGGAGACGATGGGGGTCGTTTCAGGGTCTTGGCGCGAGATGAAGTCTGCGAGGTCTTCGCGGACGTTGGTGGCCGCTGTGTAGCGGGTGTAAGTGCTTGCTGCTGCTGCCATTTTGGGCCTCTTTACAGATTGTTTTGTGCAATGAATGCGGCCAGGTCGTCACGCGATCCCCTGCCCGTTCGTAGCCGCTCAGTCACGCGCTTTTCACGCGTTTCGTTGCGGGGCACGCTTTGCTGTTGTGGAAGGCGCGGCGCAGTTGCGGCCTTTTTCTTCACATCAGCGGTTTTCTTTTGCAGTTCCCGATACGCAACAGCGTCCCGCATCACCATCACCGCAGCCGGGTCGTTCAGCGTTGCGAAACGCTCAGTCCCAATGCCGTAGTCCTTGCTGACGGTTTCAAAAATGTGCTGCAGCTTGGGCTTGTCGATGCCCTTTTGCCCCAACACACCCCAGCACCGCGAAAAACTTTTTTGCAGCTCTTCCTGGTGCTGTTGCTGTCGCTGAAATTGCTCTTGCTGCCAGCGGTTTTGCAGCCCGCCAATCACATGCTGAATCTGCTGTGCGCGGGCCTGCTCTGCGACGTAGGCCGCAGGGTCGTTGACCGCAAGATGCTGCATTTCCTCGGGAGACTTCATACCGGCGAGCTGGGCAACGAGCGCTTGTGCCATTTGCGCTTGCTGGATGTAGTGGCTCTGCGCTTCCGTCACCTTCGCGCGCACAACCTCCACAGCCTGCTCTTCTCGCCGTGCAAGCTCCTGCGTCTTCCGCGTGTAGTCGGAATGGCGCGTGTAGCCTGCAATGAGTTCTTTTTCGTCAACCTCTTGTTCGAGGTCCGCACCGTCATCGCCCTTGATGGTGACTTTGAATTTGCGAGAGCTTGTCGGATCGGGCTTATCCTCGGCGTCGTCGCCGTCTTCATCCGGGTTCTCGTCGTCGGTTTCCGCGTCGGCGTTTTCCTCTGGCTCTTCGCCTTCGGGCGCGTCAGCGTTTGGCTCTAGTTCCTCTTGTTCATCGATCCCGTCAGGGTTGTCGAGAAGGAATGCGGCCACGTCATCCGTTGTAACCGGGGCCGTGTCGGCTTGTCCGTTCATTGGGTGTTCCAATCAATCAAAACCACCCCCCTGTCACCAGGAGTGGCTACGGGCACGTTTCACAACGGAGGCCCAAACAGGTAGGTGACTACCGGATAACCGTGCGCAGCATCCTCCGCGCTGCGTTCTCGTTTCTGTGTTTGTTCAGGTTCAGCGCGGCGAACTTCCCGCCATCCACCATGCGGCGCAATATCTGCTCGAAATCGTCCGTCACTGCCGCGAACTGGCGTGCCAGCTTCAATCCCTCAGCATCTCGAATGTCGGTGAGCTTGAACGCTTGATGCGCCAGATCGTGCAACTGTGCAAGGGCTGACTGAAAAGCCGGGTTGTCGAGCACCTGCGCTGCGTCCGATCCCGCTTTGATGATCTGGTCGTCGTTCATCGCGTGAATGCCTCATTGAGTAATGGTTTGCATGCCTTGGCGAAGTCTTTGAACAGACGGTGCTCTTCTGGTGCGGATAGCTCAATCACGGCGCCTGTCATTGCTTTGCGCGCCTCATGTTGTCCAGCACTTGTTTTGCCCTGGCTTTGTGCAGCTCATACTCCGCCATGTCGATTGATGATGCTGTGCCAGACACAACTACTTGCCGGACACGTTCGTAAGTCATGCCAGCACGGAGACATTCCATAGCAACTTGAGACGCCATCAGAGACTTGATTGCTGCTGAGTCCAATGTCATGGCTGCACCTCCCGGCCAATCTCGGCTGTTGCCGCTGCCGTGGCAGGGTTGCTCAATTTGTTCTTGCTCGAGATATTCGCAGTCTCGATGCGTACTGATGCGTCAAGCTCTGCCTTCCAGCGCTGGAACACCATTTGTCGTTCGCGTTCGCGTTCGGCGTACTGCTCTTTCAGTGCTGCAAGCTGGGCCTCATGCTGCAGACGCATTTGATTGGACTGTGCTTCCATGGCCTGCCGATTCGCGTCGGTTTGTTGCTGGGCTTGCTGACGGATCATTTCAAGCTGCGCCTGCAACTGGCGCTGCAATTCATCCGTCTGCATCTTGTACTGCATTTCCATTTGCTTCGTCTGCGCCTGCGCTTGCAGCTTGGCCTGTTCTCCCTGCTGATTGGCTTGCAGCTTCATTTGCTCAATCTGCAATTGAGGCGGAGGACCTGGCTGCGGCAGTGGCTTGCCCTGGGGATCGCCCACAAAGTCGCCCACGTTCTTCTGCCCGCCCAACTCCACCAGCTTCGAAACGGTGTTGTAGATGTTCTGCGGCTGGATGAGCAGCGAACCAAATGGCGACTGTGCAAGGCCCATCTGGTGCTGCAACAGGCCCGAGAAAAAGGAGATTTGCTGTCCCTTGTCGCCAGTCCCAAGCCCGACATTGATCGTCATGTCGTAGCCGTCGCGCCATTCGTTCGGGTCGTACTGCACGAACTTCCCGCGCAACCGGAACGCGAGCGGCTCCATCTCGCCCGAAGTGAGCAATTTCAAGATACCCCGGAAAATCGGCTTTACCAGCACTTCCGCAAAGATGCGTGCGATCAGCTTGACGCGCTGCTGTGCGGCGTTCGACTGGATCGATACCTCTGTCGCGGTGCGTCCCACTTTAAGGCTGTCACCATCCATGCCAGACTGGTTGCTCGAATACCCGATGCGCTTTTCCAGCATCGAATCGACATACCCCAGCACAGGGAGCGTATTGGTCGCGTTGAACGGCGTCGGCTCCATGCCAATGGAATCTGGCCGCGACTGGCGCACCAGTCCGCCAATGCGAAAATCCATCAGGTCGTCAATGTTGGCGTAAGGCGCACCCTGCGCGTCCGTCAGCACCGTCTTGCGCGGGTTCACTGCCAGGTTGCTGGCGTTGACCATGCCGCGCGTTAGATCTGTCTTGAGCAGTTGCCCATCCGATGCAATCTCGGCCACGCTCATCCCGTCCCAGCGGTGCGGGTTGATGATCGGTGAAGCCGTTGCAATCTGAACGTGGTCTGTTTCCACGTTGCTCAGAATCTTCGATTCCAGCCGGTGAATCAGCCGACGCTCTGCAATGCCGTCGCCATCAAAGTCCACCAGCACGTATTCAATGCGCAGCCAGCCTGTTGCCAGGCTTTCATCTTCGATATCTACTGTGTCATCTTCGGCCCGCGTA